CATCAGCACCCCTTAGACCAGTACCCATAGCCAGCGTATTAGTAGTCATGTTTCTACCCTCATAAATAGGAAACTCGACACCTGTATTGCTTAACTCTAGTATTTCTTCTGCATCTGAATCAAAAACTTTTGGTGAGCTTATTTGTGACCAATGCTGTGCCTTACTTGGGTAACTTCTCAAAGATGGAAGCATTGCGCTAGTTTTTTCCATGCCGCTAGTGTTAATTAAAACAGGGTATGAGGCTGGCATTGCGCCATCAGCTAATCCTTTATTGTAGCTTTGCGAGATATATGGCGTATCTTTAGAAAACCATGAACTTAGACCGCCTTGTGGCTTAAATGATTCAATGCCTGTATCTGTGTAGGTGACAAGGTTATTTCCTTGTATTACAGCATCATTACCTAAATGATAGGCTTTATCTGTAAAACCCTGCTCAGTAGCCCTAGCCATGCGGCTGGCGTTATCCATAGGCAACTCACCAGTAACAATCTTCATTGCTGTGGTGTCTGGAAACCCTGCCTCAATTAACCTTAGTAGGTTCCTGTAAGCGTCAGGAGCAAGATCAATAGCTGCCCTACCTAAGTCTAACAAACCCTTTGCTATTGCCATTATTTTGACCCATCCATTAAGCTTATTTTATTCTCTTCCCTCATCCTATTAGCAAGCAATCCACCAGTACCTAGAGCCATAGCTGCTGCTGCTGGGTTAGTGGCTATTATGTTACTTGATCCTGTTTTATTTGGGTCAAAAGTGGCAAACTTAGAGCGTATATCCTGCGTATTAAACATAGCTATTGTGTCTTTAACGCCATCATAACTTTCACTTAACTTCATTGAGTCATAGCCCATGCTTCTAAGCTTATCAACTACATCTTTTTGCTCATAAAAAAGATAGCTTCCATCAATATATCCTTTTCTAACCGATGGGTCTGTTATAGAATCAAATCCGTCATAACCCCGCAGTTTTGCAACCTCATTCCTAGCTTCTACATCAACCTCTGGGTCAAAGGTCTTTTGCATTCTTAATTTTACTGGATAGACTGCCTTGTTTGCATTTTGTTTGGCTTTAACAAAGGCCATTCTTTTATTGTCAATAAAGTCATTGTACTCTGGTGTCCATGTTTTATAGCTTTGCCAATCAATAGTGCTTTCCCATTCCTTTTGCCTAGCCTTTATAGCATCAAGATCAGAAGTGTCTATTTTGTCGTTATACTTGCCCTTGCCAATCCACTTATTAGCAAACTCTGGGTTAGGTGTAAAGAACGTAAGTCCATCGCTATAACCAGCTTCAAATTCTTTAACATCTTGCTTTGTCCCGTGATAATAGTCAGTATCTGAAAACCCTTGTTCTTTAGCCCTAGCCATGCGTGATGGGGTGTCCATAGAAAACTGATCCAATAAGCCCTTACCAGCGTCATAAACCTCACCTACGCCTTTGCCTACACCTTTAATAACATTCAACAAGCCAGCCATTAAAACGCCTCCATTAAGCCTTGCACACCCTTCTTACCGTACTTAAAGCCAAGACCAGCAAGTGGGATAGCCGCTTCAGCAGCACCACCTATGGAGTTAAGCCAGCCTTCAAAAGAGTTACCAGCCTCACGCTGTTGTGCGCCTAGCTTCAAAGCATCAACAGAACCTACTGGAGTAAAGTCTAGTATATTGCTAATATTCTGAGCAAAATAGGCTTGGCTTCTTGAGTCGTCATTACCATAATGCAAGCCAGCAAGATAATTGCCTAGCTGCTCTGAGTAGGTCTGCTCCCTTGGCATCATCTGGTCATCTGCGTACTGACCATAACGCTGCTCATCTGCTGCCATACGCTGCTGATCTAATGCGTCCCTCTGGGCCATTGCTGCTGACATTTCTGGAGTAATGCCTAAAACACCTAAACCATCTGTGCTGTACTGGCCTTCCATCTCGTTAGCTTGGCTGTTAATAGACGCAAGAAGTCCCCCTGCTCCCAAACCTGCTGGCATTAGCTTAAAGTTGTTTTTCTCCCCATAGTCCATCATACCATCAAGCCATTGCTGATTAGTGCGCTGATATAACTTAGGATTCATTACTAATGAGCCGTTCTTTTCAGCCTCACTAAATGGTCTTGGTGTGCCTTTCTTTGGATTTGTAAATTTTTGGTCTAAATGATTAAAAACATCTGGGAACATAACTCTTGCTGGATACTGATTAAATAGCCCACCATTATAACCCAGAGTTTTTATGCCGTGAGTGTAGCTTACATTCTTATCCATTGGATCTACTGAAGCACCAATGTCAGCTTTAAAAGTAGTATAACCAGATGACCCTATAGGAACATTAAGAAGGTCTGGCTCTACAACATCATCACGAATTTGATTTCTTGATGGGAAGCCAACATCTCTAAACGCTGCCGAATCAGCAGTCTTTACAAACCTTGAGCGAACTGCGCCAGATTTTGTACCAGCAAATTCATTTCTACCCATTAATTGATCTAATACTTCTGGATGCTCAAGACCAAGCCAGTTTTTATATTTAACTCGCATTCTTCTATCAAAATCATCAACAGCGTGTTTTGGAATTGGAAGCTGCTGAAGTTGCTGAGTTGTTATGTTTGCTATTGGAGTAGCGAAATTATTAGAATCATCACCCATTGCGCTAAAAACACCAACAACAGGGCTATCAGTCTTGTTTGCTGCAAAATCAAAATTGTTTTGTTTGTTTTGTGCCATTGGGTTATTACTAGCCCAACCTAAACCAAACTTTTCCATAGCTTGAGCAAATCCAGCACCGCCATCAACTTTCACATCTTCTGATAAATCAAATCCCTGTGAGTCTACTATAGTATGCCCAGTGTATGTCCTGTCACCAACTATAGGAACAATGGTATTACCCTGCAATGACTCTGGAGTTATTATCTTTCGCTCACCATAAGGGTTTATAATTCGTTTAGTTTCTTGTCCAAGCCTCATGCTTTCAGCTTCAACTAAAGAAGGATTTTCAGCTAATGCTTTAAGGTATTTTTTTCTGGCAGCATTAACATTTTTTGGCTCTGAAGCACTTTCTGATTTTAAGAATCCTGTTCTTAACAAGTTAACAACCTCAGAACCTTGCTCTATAATCCACTTAGGCACATCTGACTTAGCCATTATTGTTCAGCCTCAGAAGCACATACTTCACATACAGTAAGGCCACTCCACTCAATAACGTCTATTGACTTAAATTCTTGACTGCAAGCTGCACAAGTTTCTTTAACTTCTTCGTTGTTGCTCATAACCACCTCACAATAAACATAGACAAATTATAGCACAACTAAGCCAAACCTTTAATACCCCTAATGATCGGGCCTTTATGCTTCTTGTTGCGCTTACCTAAGTCACCTGATGCAAACACCTGTGCCAACTGTCTAAGTGCGTCAGCAGCCTCTGAGTGGCCCTCAGACTTATCTGGTATGTGTGACCATCTGCTTTCACTGTTTGACCATTTACGCCTGTAAGATTTTAGATGATCTAGCCCCTTGGCACAGGTCACATCATCAATGTACAGGTACGGGAACAGGTCTGCTGTCTGCTGTATTCCCCATAGCAATTCCTGTATGCGTGGCACTATTCGCCAGCTAGATGATGGCATAAGTTCTCTGAGCATCTGCTTTGGTGACTTGTTGTTGAGTTGGCCTTGCCTCTTATGATCCGCATCATGGGGCAAGTAGTGCGTGTCAAAGACCAAATCAAGCGTCTGGAGCCATTTAACAGCGTGGCTGTATGGTTCGCCCCATGCTTCGTAGAAATGTATTAGACGCAGTTCTAGGCCGATTTGCTGGCATACCCACACAGCAGATCCGTCTGACGATCCGATATCCCAAAAAGTTAAACATGGGTGAGTCTCCACCACAGGCATTCTACCTATGCGTCCATCAGTGTAGGCTTGGTTGATTTCACGCAGCCAGAAAGCACCTTCTGGATACTCTAAGAAGTCACCTTCCCAGACATGACCGTAAGTGTCGGGCCTGCGCTTTAGGTCTTCCTGACGCTCCTGCTCTAGCACTTTGGGGAACCAAGGATTATCTGACCAGTTAACCTTAACCACCTTTGAATGGTCTGGAGCCTCTAAGCGTAATCGTCTATGTGTTGCGCTGTCCTTTGACTCTGGATTCCATGTCACCCAAACCTCTGAGCCTTCTTCACGCACCGTAGGCATGAGTTTACGCCATGCTTCTTCTGATACGCCTTCTGCCTCATCTATCCATGCAAGCAGCAGTTTGGCCTTAGATTTGATGCTGTCAAGGTTATGTCGTAGGCCAGCAAACACATACTTGATGCGTCCATCCTTTGATCTGATGTATCGCTCACCTATCTCATAGTAGTCATCTAGCCAATCAACTGACCTGATAGCCGCTTTTACTTCCTCTAACGATGACTCTTCTAACGAGTTAAGATGCTCACGCCCACAAAGTATCTGACCTGATATACCTGCTGTCCCATAGCGATAGCCCTCAACTGCGGTCATCAGACTAAAGCTGCGCGTCTTCCCACTACCCCTGCCTCCCCACGATGCTCGTATCCTTGCTTCCCCTTGGAAGATCGGTACTAACTTTGGTGGCAGTTCTATCTGTCCGACATTCATTAAACGTCAAATTCTTTAGCGACTAGTTCGATCTTAGACTTAGGAGCCATAGAGCCATCACTGCTGATCTGGTCTACTACACTCTTCTCTGACAGGCCATGCTTGCCCATCAATAGCTTCACTAGGTTAGCATTCATCTCACCACCTAGCCCACCATCCATAGCCACTGTGAACTGTGTTAGCTTTACCCTTGCTAATATCTCCGAAAACTCATCATGTCTTTGCGCCCAATCATAGAGCGTAGACTCACTGATATCGAGCTTTAGACACAAATCCTGATGACTAGGAATTAGTCTGGTATAGGTACTCAGGTATGTATTAGCTTTGTCTAATAGTTCGGGTGTGTACTTGGTTGGTCGTGCCATGATTGTCTCCGCATATGGGGTGGACGTAACTTAATGGTTTATTATACCACTAATTTTAGATAGTCTTCTATCGTTAAACCAAGCTGTATAGCCTCACGCATATCATTAGCTGACCTGCGAGCCTTGCATATCCTGCGAGCCTCATCAGTCATTCGCTGTTCATTACGCCTGACAATCGCTGCTGCCTCTGATTTAGAGTAGTACGTTGTGCGGTAATGGTGCTGACTATTCATCCTAGCAATCCGTTTATAAACCATACCCAACAGACTAAACCGATTACTGCGCCAGTGCAACTGAGTATGCGTGTAGTGTAGTCACGCTTAACCTTCTTGGTGACTAACTGGCTTGATGCCAAATACTTGTAGTCTTTCATACCCACCCCATAATTTCATCGTGTGCCTGTGCCTGCACAAACTCTGGATTATCATCAGTCAACGCCTCTAGCTGTTCATCCGATAATGGATTGCCGTTAGCATCGTCTGCGCTTTCAATGTAAGCGTCTACAAAGTCTGGGTAATCTGCTGTGCAAATTCCAGCAATGGTGACGTTGGTTAATTCGTTTACGTTCATGCTGCACTCCAAAGGGGCCGTGGCCCCTGTTATTATTTTTTATAGCAAAGGTTCTTTACCCAAAGAGCAGCTTCTTCTTTGGTGTGAAAGATCAACTCCTGCCACCCCGTTGCCCAGTTATGGATGTAAAGAAATCCATCAGCATTGTCTTTAGCCTTCGTTGCTACCCGTACAAAATTTAAAGTTTCCATTTTATTCTCCGCTCTGTTTATGTTCCATCTCTGACCATGCCCTAAACAACAACTGTTGTAGCGTGGTAGACAGTTCCTTTAGCTCAACCAATGAGCATTTGTCAACTAACGTATTTTCTTTTGGGTGATTCTTATTGTGGATAGCCAAACCTATCGCTGCCATCTGGTCATCACTGACATTATTCTCAACGACAGGCTGCTCAACACGCTCATCATTAGCGTAGGTCAAATCGTTTAAAAATGCCATCAGACCAACCTTGTCTGTTGGAACCTCAACCTGCTCATAAGAGCCTGATGCTTTAGCGTCTAGTTGAGTACCCGTCCATTCATTGTTTTTGCTAACGTAAAGTCTCATAGTATTGCTCCTTGGGGCCGAAGCCCCTATTATTGTTATTGTGCGTAAAAAGTATTTTCGTAATCTCTTGAAGCAGCGTCTTCACACATAGCTTCTTCATGTTCTTCATCAGTCATAGGCTCTGGCGCAGGGTGAAATACTGCCTTATAACGAGCCTCAATTGCAGTTTGTGCTTCTTTGCCCACCCAAACCCAAGAATCTTTCTCAGTGGTACATTCAGCAATAAACCAAGTAGGCGCACCAAGGTTGTCACCATTAACGTCACGCTGGCGTTGATAAATTTCTCCACCAATTGAAATTTCATTTACTAAAACACTTCCAAGGTCTTGCATTTTAT